GTTGTAACCCATGATGCAACACTTGTGGGTAATGGGGTAGCTAACACTACAGGTGTAGCTTTACCGCTAGTGACAAGAGTGCCAAGAGGTGTGCCAGAGGTAGCTAGCACACGAACCTCTAACCAGACATCCTCGTTTGTCAGGGCCGCAACTTGATCCGCTAGGATTTCAACGCGGACCGTTTGGGGAGTTCCAATAACCGTGGACCAAAGCGGGGGCAAATCGACGCCCCTCAAACGAGCACCAGCATACGAAGCATCTGCATGACAGGTCATTTTGTGAGAAAAAGCTACCAGACCGTCTGTGGCCCCGCCTGTGCGTGTTACAACGGTATCAGTGACGATGGACCCTGCGTAGTCCTCAACCCACAAACGATAATTGGTATCTGCGTTGTCACAGTTGTGCATCTCAACACGATGATTTGAACTACCAGTCCCTGATACAAGAGACCCGGTCCAAGCTGTCGGAAGCCTGCAATTGATAAGCTTAGCATTCCAAGCAAGGCGAGTGCCTCCGGTGTTGAAGAAGCTAGCAGAAGCCCCGAGGCTACTAAAATCCACACCTTCAACATAAACATCGTTATGAAATCCTTCTGACGCCGCATTTGAAAAAGTGAAAAGAGTTCCAGTGAGGGCAGTGCCGGGAAGCACCGAACCTCCTACCCACCTGAATGTCCCGCGATTACAGCGAATACCTTGCACACTTGCGGCAAATTTAACGTCGCAATTTCCCCACTCTAAGTGTGCGGGGCTGGAGCTATTTTGCGCCCCCAAGACAATGCTGGCAGACGCCGAAGTGCTGGAAAGATTGAATACACACTTTTCGTAACGCTGGCGATTGCCAGTACCAGTACCAGCAGCTAATGTTAAAGTTGATGCTGTGCCTCCCGTACCAATACCAATGGTTACGCCGTACATCTGAAAGCTGCCGAGAAAGGACCAGTGCTGGCTTGCCACCCAGCTTAGTGTACCTGTAGTCGCAGCCACTGTGACATCGGCTTCGGTCACGCAGACAATTCGATTAGGGCTTGCGGAGGTTCCACCAAAAGTGATGCTGGTTGATGCGCCGCTCAATGGCTCCGCAGTTACCGGACTTTCGTACAGCGTATCGCTGGGGGCTAGCCTAGACGCAATATAATCGATGTGACGCGCTGCATTGGTCCAACTATCGCATTCACGGCATGTCAGTACAGCAGAGCCGTCCGTGACGGTGCCGCCCACAACTGTGGGGTAAACGGGAGCAGCAGCGCCTGTTGGACCGGCTGTAGTTACTTCATAGACGTATCGACGCATCACTGCGAAGTTAGCCTGAGCGTCGGCGCGGGCTAATGATAAACGTTGGCCTAAAACGTAGGACGTAGCATTAGCACGCTCCACGGAAGCCGTAGGTTTGAGAAAGAAATCTGCCATTACCAAGGCTCCCCAATGAGTGCTGCGCGTGTAGTTGTGATATCTCCGAGGAACCTAAGATAGTTGATACCCGGTAATGCCAGTGTGTGATACACTCCACCAGAGGCATTAAGCATTTCCATGAAATCAAGCACAATCTCATCCACCTTTGCGCGGCGGCGGATAGCTTGTCTTTCCTCGGAAGTAAATCGGTTAAGAAACTGATGTTTGGTTAATGGTACGGAGGTGCCAACAACCAAAGCGAGGGCGTTAGCCCGCTTGGTAAGCTGATTATCTATGAAATCCCCACGGGCGCTCATCACCATTTCGGGGTTTGTGACAAACAAATCGCATAAATACGAGTATTTGTACACCTGACCATCTTCCAATACGTGCTGTTCTGTGACAGACACCCTGCCATCAGTCTGAGGAGGCCCAACTGTATAACTTGATGAAACAACCATGTGAAGCCCCCCTATTTAATTAACCGTTTGCGCCGTTGATGGTGAAGGTGTTTACTGTCACAACCTGTGCGGCTGCGATATTGGTATTATCCAGAATCATATCTGTAGCTGTTGCACCAGCAGTGCCTTGAATATGTGCCGTAGCGCCTGTGCTCTCGGTGATACGGAAGTAGCCAGCAGTGCCAGCAGCAACGGCAGCAGCGCTCCAAGTTCCCAGTTTAGTTTTGCTGTTAGTTGCCGCAGCATTCATCCAATCTACTGGCAGAGCAATGTCCACCAGAAGTGTTCCAGTCGCAGCAGCGGCACAGTTGGCTGGTGCTGCACCGGAATAGATACGGAGTTTAGCAGATGCACCTGTAGTGGTTTCGATAGTGTCAAGTTTAGCGTTATTTACTGCTGCGGAGTATTGAATTGCCATTTTGTATGTTCCCTATTTGTGATTACTTTGATGTGTTACGCCTAAGAGCAGGGTGAGGTGATCCCACACCCAATACTTTGTTTTTCTAAATGATTGGACTCTGTTAAAACCTTGCGACCTTATTTGAAAGTAAGTCGCAAAGATCGTGTATATAAGGTCTAGTAGAGTTTTCATCTTTTAATGTACAACTCGTATAAGTAACAGTTATTAGCTGAGGGGTTATGCTCTTTGACTGTTACAATCTTCCACTGTGTTCCGTTAATAACAACCTTGTCCTTAGTAGGATCAAAGGAAGTGATTTGAGCAAACATGTCAGTTTTCTCTAAAGGACGTACATAGAGCATAAGCTCTGCGTCTGAGACAGAGCTGCCGGGCTTGCTGCCCCTGCCCTCGTTAGGACGGATAAGCTCAGCCCTAATTGCTTCGATAGATATTTCTTCTACGGTGTTAACTACGTGTCCAGTGGCATTGTTTGGCACTGACCCTGTAATGTGTTTGTAGGTTGTTGTGAAGCCGAACTCAGACATAAACTCTGCAATCATTCGGTCAAAATCATTCATACACGCCACCCAAATTAGGGCTAAGAGTTGCGTTAAAAGCCAACTGCTGAGACTCTGTGCCGTTAGTGAAGTTCTTATTCCAGTCTTGCTGAAATTGGATTAGTGGGTTTAGTTCTGCTGAAGTGCTTAGGGGGATTGGCGACAAGTCCATGAAGGAAGGGTTCTTAACAGTCAAGATCAGAAACTCTTTAAACTGTTTAAAAGCCTCGTTACCAAACACTTCTAGCTGATTCATACGTCTGTGTGTTTTGTATGAAAGCTGCCCCAGAATCATAGAGCCACATTGCACCACAGCCTTATTAAGATTTTTCCCACAATCGTTATATACGCCCAGATAAACCGAGTCGGGAAGGAATGGCAAATCAGAGATATCTCCGAGCCTCATCCTAAGTTTACCTACAGGTGTGTCGTAGTCAATAATTGGCATTAAGTATCCTTTGTGGTTTTGTTCCGTCTAGTACCGTAGACAGTTTCGTAAGCGTCATCATAAGCTTTCGCAGCTTCATATTCAGTAAGATACTTTCCAAGATATTGCACGACACCGTTTTTGCAGAAAGCAGCTTCATAGTTGTTGGTGCGTACCTTAACACCTACGGACTCACAAAGACTCCCCTTATGTTTTCTCCTGTTGTGACCTTGTGTAGACATATCAACCCACCGACAGTTTGTGGCTGCATAACCCTCGTTATTATTCACCCTGTCTAGCGTCAGGTGGTCAAAGTAGCCCTCTTCCATATCTTCCCAGAAGCCTTGGAACGTTGACCACTTTTTGTCGTAAGTTATCCCCCTACCTCCGTAATCTGAATATTCTGCCACGTTCGGATTATCACAACGAGTCTTCATACCTTGCCAAATTCGGTAAGGTCTGGTGCCATACATGCCGTGAGTGGCAGTGGATTTGCCATTCTCTGCGGCTGTTTCACTAAGCAGACAACCACATGACTTAACGACACTGTTTACAATATGATATGGTGTCGCCTTGCCGTTCCTGCCACAAATACACAGGTAGGTGAATTGGCGGTCTTTTCCCGGCTCTTTAACTTCCCCAGTGATTGTGACGCGATTGAAAGTTTGCCCAACCAAATTCGTTATTTCGTATTTCTTTTGTACCATTGCAATCCCCTTAATAAAATAACCTCCTACATATAATAGGAGGTTACAGAGTTAAAGAGACTAGCCAGTAGTTATCTGGCGAAGTCTTAACTATTAGTTAGACGAGAACACGCGAACAACTGCTTTAGGACGCAGCAGAGCCGAGATGTGATTCGACTCGGTTTCGATGTCAATCTTGGTACCGTTAGCAGCAGCGGTTTCAAATGCGTACATTTTTTCACCGGCAGTGTTAACCAGACCAAAACGCTCTGCTGGTGCAAAGTAGGTCTTGAAGCGGCCCGAACCGATAGGCACTGCAACGCCTTCAGCGGCTGGTGCCAGCACCGCGCCATTGTACGAGTCACGAACTTCACGGAACGTGATACCACCGAAGTAGAACTCACGGCCATTTTGCATAACAGTGCCACCACTCGACAGACGGCTACGGATTGGGTCATTGCCCGAATTAATAGCTTGTGCGTTGGAGTAAGCAGCCTTAACCGATGCATGCGTAATCAGCTTGTTGAACAGGGCGGTGCCCATTGGGACAACGATACCGCTAAACGTACCATCACCGCCCATACCATCATGGACCAGAGTAATGATTTCTTCCAGCTTCGACAGCACTTCAGTACCAGCAATACCCAGCGCCAGATCGACTTGCGCACGGGTTACGCCGAATTCAGCATTCCAGTCTTGCACAACAGTGCCGTTAGGGGCATAAGCGGTGCCAAGGAACAGAGCCTGTGCACGTGCCTTATTCAGCGTCCAATCGTGATTCTGACGCATACGGAACAGTTTACGCTCACGCACAGCAGCCAGAGTTTCCATAGCGTCAAAGTTATCGTAGGCCGATTTGGCAACGAGGTCTTTTGGCGAAATAGCGTCATCCAGTGGGAAGTGTGGAATCGCAAAGGTGTGCAGCTTGCGCGAACCGTCTTTACTTACCAGATTCTTCTCACCACGAACACGGTCAACGATAAGAGCGCCGTCCTGTGTGGTTTCTTCAAACATCACCGTATCACCGGCAACGCTCTCTTCTTCAAAAATACCCATCTGGTTGAACGTACCATATTGGATAGGGATATTGCGAACAGCCGATGTCAGATCGACGGTTTCAAAAACATTGGTAGGGCTGCGAGTCAGCATAGTAATTCCTTAATTAGATAGTGGTCAGAACGTCGATGCCAACAGCAGCGAGTTGCTCATGGGCGGTCGTGGTCAGCGCACCGGCAGTAACCGAAGCACCCACGGTCAGTGCAGTGTCCGAAACAGCGCAGATGCCACGGTACAGCACCAGAAACTTAGTGTCAGTGGTAGCAGCCATAACGGTTGGCGAAGGCTGGCCCATTGCGTTACCAACTACAACAGCAGAGGCGACTTGCGAGCCATCCACAGCCGAAGCTTCCAGAACTTTATATTTACCAGTGGCGGTAACTTTGCCGAGCACGGTGCCAATTGGCAGAGTGGCGGCTGGGCCATTTACGACAACCATCTTCTTACATTGGCCCCATTCGGCTCCATCTTCGCGCTTCACGAGATTGGAATACCGCATTGTGTCTTGAGCGATTACAGGCATATTATTTCCTTTAGTTAGTTTTAAATTTAGCGGCAATACTGTTTGCCAGCTTTTGTACAGCATCCACTTCCACAGTTGCGGGAGTCTCTGCACTAGCACCGACTTCATTAAAGGCTTCGGTATTTGCCTCTGCATCAACAGATGCCGCCATTGCACTAACAATGGTGTTAAATTTCTCGTCAGACAGGTCTTCAGTAGCAGCCAGAAGAGCAGGAGCCTTCTCAGTACCTACAGCAGCTTCCACAGCCTTTGTACGCTCTTGCAGGCGCTTCTCAGCAGCTTGCGTAACCAGCAGGGCTTGTGCAGCTTCCGAGGCATCCAGAGCGGCTTGTGCAGCTTCAGCCTTAGCAGTAACCTCAGCAAATTGACTTTGCAGCGTTGCCAGTTGTTCGGTGACAGTTGCAAGTTGCGCTGTCAGGGTTGCAGTAGCTGACGCTTCTGCTTCAATAGCCACTACAGCGGCTTGGGTTTCAGTTGTCATCGATACATCTTCCTCTTGTGTGTCAGCCGTAGCTGTGTTGAAAACCTTTTTAAAATATTCCTTAAGCATTCTTTTTCCTTTTATGTTCAGCCAACCAATTGGCAAATTCTGTATGGTCCATTACCGCGTTAACCAACCCGTTAGCTGATGCCTCATCTGAGTGGAACATCTTTGCATCCATTTTGATAATTTCATCAAACTCAATGCCAGTAAATTTCTCTACGTGAGAGGCAAACTTATTACCCAGTCGAGTAACATCTGCTTGCATCGTTTTAAGAAACGACTCTGAGAACGAACCGTCTGCGTTAAAACCTACTTTGCCCGGCGTACTTGAAATATAAATAGGCTTGATACCCTCGTTGGAAAGTTTCTTTGAGAAGTCTACGATTCCGCATACACAGCCGATTGAGCCAACTTTAGCTTCAGGGTGCATCACAACGAAGTCTGCAACGGACGCTAGTAGGTAGGATGCACTGGCGCTGTAAGTGTCTACGTAAGAAATAAGCTCGACATTAGCCTCGTCACACATCTCACGCAAAGTGGTAGCTGTGCTAAAAGCGTGCATAGCCTCGCCGCCGGGGGATGAATGTGTCATAACAATAGTGTCTACACCCATCTTGATAAGCTCACGAGCTTCGCTGAGGATACTTGTGTAACTCACACCTGCTGGGGCGCATTCTGCCTTAATAGGCTTAGCGGTTAACGCCCCGTCCACTAGAATTTCACCGACACCTCCGATCTTCTCCATTTTTTTAGGCGCTGTCTTAGCTTCCTGCACAACAGCAAAAATTGGGGAAACACCGTTTGAACGGCTTGACAAATAATCTAAGATTGGTGATAATGCCTCTTGCGTGATTAGGTGTGGAGTGTTCCACGCGGTTGCCGCTAGGCGTTGCAATTCATGTGCCATTGGGACACTCCTTATTTTCTTTGTGTTGTTTAGAGAACTCTTCCCAAAAGGGGTCTGTCTCTGGAACCCACCCCCCTTTAAATTTGTCCACCATTGCGCGAAGTGAGGCGGCGGGGATACCAACAAATTTAGATAAGTTGTGTGAGGATATATTGTCATGCTTAGAAAACTCAACATGCACAACGTTAGCTAGCAACCAAACAGATTTATTAGCCTGTGATGACAGCCAAGGGCAATTTTTTAGAGTCTCCTTGTGCCTACTAATAGACTCACATGATCGCTTACGACCTTTTCGAGTAGCAGACATTTTAGCCCGACTCTCTTCCGAGTGTACTCTGCCAATATTAGCCTTACGTATCGCTTCTTTCTGCTTGTCATTAAGTTTTCTACCCCTACCGGCTGCTGATATTTTGGCCCTCACCTCCTCGGTGAAAACAGCACTGCTGTTACCCCTACTTCCACCCTCTTGGAGATTCCATCCAATCTTTTCTGAAGGGCGTAGTTTGTTCTCTATGTAGAGGCAGTATTCGGCATCTCCCTCCATAACAGTATCTACAATAATAGAGTCACCGTACTTTTTAATAT